AGGCGTACTTTTGTTGTAACGGCTTTACGGCTTGGGATACCTGTTGAAGTGATAATGAGATGGACCGGGCATTCAAGTTTCGAAGCTATGAAACCTTATGCAAAAATAGTCGATGAAGTAAAGGAAAAATCAATGTCAAGGTTCGACAATTTTCTGTGATTTTATAATTGTACACGATTTTTCAAAGAAAATAGTTGTACACGGTTTTGTACACGAATTATTGGCATTTAAATTATATTCCGTTGGATATTAGAATTTCAAATTTAGGGTTAAAAAATAGTTTTTCATTGATATTTAAATGTTGTGGCATTTCGTTAAACTATACTTCCGAGAACCTCTCTCTCCGCAATAAACCTTAAATACCAATCAGTTATGAAAATTGTACACGAAAATGTACACAAAATATGATTTTTTCTTGCTTAGAATTTTACTTTTAATCCAAATTCATGGCCGGAGCCGTGATTGTTTACGTTATATAAATATTTATACTCAATTCCTACATTTTTGTAAAACACGCCTCCACCGGCACCGGCAATATTGAAAGAATTGTAAGATGCAGATGCGAAAGGGATTAAAACCCGTTCTTTTTGTTGCGTAATGACTTTCTGCATCGGCGTAAATGAATAGTTGAATTTCTGTAGTTCGTTATATTGTATCGTTTGATCAATATCTAACTTCCCGTTCTCATCGTCAAACACATTGAAAGCATATTTCCTTTCTGCAATGTAGTTTTCAATTATTTTAGTCGTATCGACCGTTTGAATAACGATTTTATCTTGATTTATAAATAATGTATCTTTCTTTACAGGTAAAAAAATGGTTGCTGGGATTGTTGAGGTTATGAATTTAGGAACTTCAATCGTTCTATAAATTGTTTCTCCTTTAATATATTCTATTTCCATGTTCTGTTTGATTGTCATTCTCCCTGCGATAAATCCAAACAAACAAAAAATGGCCGAAATAAATATAACATGTTTTGTTTTCATTTCATTTTTCTTTTTTTAATATTTTAATATCGATTATATCGCTTCCTTGTGGCTTATGATTCATGTCTGCTTTTTCGTAAAAATAAATAAAGGCACGTGCGTGATTTTCCTTAATCACTCTTTCCCCTGTCAAAAGGTTTATATATATCTTTAATTCAGGTCTCATCGAAGTATAAACTTGCCTCATCTTTCCTTCTTTTAATCAGTCCGTTTAATTTTTTACCGTTCGCAAAAACCCACCTGCCAAATTCTCCTCTTATTGAAGGATCATCAGGGTTAATTTTGATTTTTTTCAGTAATGTAGATGATTTGAAATTTGACCATCCTACATTGAAAATAAAGCTCACAAGTGCATCAAATTGATTTTGAGTAAGGTTGAGATTCAAAGAATTGAGCTTATCTTCTATTTCTTTTATGTCCTTTTTCAGTAATTCTTCTGCTTGCTCTTTTGTTATCACATCACCCTCCTTTACGCCGGATGTATGTCCGTAGCCTATTGTCCACACTCCACCGGGGCATCGATAGGCCTTTAGCCTCAACCCTTCGTGAGACTTGACAAATTCGTATCCTTTTTTACTCGTCTCCATTAATTGTTTGTTTGTTTATTTTTGTATTCACGAGCTTCTCAAGATTCGCAATTTTTTGCCTTTCCTGTTTTAACTCATTCGTCAATTCTTTAAGATCATCTTTTGCTTTACTGAGTTCTGATTTGTATTGTTCAATCAGCGTTTGCTGATTGACAATAATTTTGTCTTTTTCGTCCAGCATTTTTGCGAAAACATCCTGTTGATGCGTTGCAATATCCAACAGTTTTTTCATCGCTTCTGCCGATGCGTCGATTGCGTCTGCTTGTGATCCTGCCTTATCTTCCTTCAGCCTGAATAACCATGACGCCCCTCCGCCTGTTATCAATCCCGCCAAAGCAGAGATTATTAATTCCCAATTCATTTGTTTTTATTTAAATTGAAAACATTTGCCAACTTTGACAATTGTTGTGTCAAGAGGATATAATTGTAATGGTCCAAGCCCCTTTTCTTTACGCTCTTTATTGATTGATTGTATGTTTGTTTCGGCTTTTTGTATTGCTCCAATCAATATATCCGATCCAGTAAAGACCGAACGGCGTTCGCCATCCGGTGCACCATCTGAACGTTTTACATAAGAACCGTCTTCTAAAAAAGCAGCAAGCACAACTTGCATTTGCATGCGCAGACCCGATTTGTTTTTGCCAGGAAATTTTGTTGGCTGAATAATTGTTTTTTCAATCAAGATATGACGATCGAACAAATCTTCAATATCTATTCCTTTACCAACAATAATATCCGATTCAATGCCAAGTTCACTAAATTTTGCCATGATTCTTACATACTCTGTCCTTCGAGATCAGAAATCAACATCGCATCAACATCTTCTGTAAACTGCAAAAACTCTTTGTATGCATCAACAGCCGTTGAATCTATCTTTATTTCAAGAATATGTTTGTTATAATCATTCAGCAAAGCAAATTCTTTCGTTTCATTAACAACGGAACGAATAATTGCCTTTTTCAAAACAGCTTTTGTCGGCTTTTCCCAAATACGGATTTCACGACATTGCCAACCTATTTGTGTTTCCTTTGTTTTACCGTCAGGAATACCCATTTCAGGTTCAATATTATAACGATATAAAAAAGATCCATCGTTATCTTGCTCTAATACCAATGGTTTGCTGTGTACAAGATCATATCTTGCGTTTGGCTCTAACAAATTTAATTTCATAAGGAAATGTTTTTTGAATTTTAGACATTAAATTGATTGAATTGCAATATTTGCACCACCCCCACCAACTACAAATTTGTTGTTTGTATTGCTCTTTTGTCGGCGCAATCTTTCTTTTATTCAATTTTGCCACCCGGCTGCAAAATTTATGTTTGATAGATTTACGCAAAAGAGTGTGGGAGTGGAAAAATCTATATCCTAAAAAATCAATGCCCCGACTATCGACCGGGAAAACCTGATAATTTCGTTTTACCTTCAACTTAAGACGATCTGAAAAATATGCACGTATTTCATGCAAAAGCGAATGAAGTTCGTCCTTGTCTGATCCGAGTATCACAATATCATCAGCATAACGATAATAATATTTGATTCCTTTTTCTTCCTTGATCCAATGATCAAAATATGTCAAATAAAGATTGGCGAAATACTGTGATAAGTAGTTCCCAATTGGCACACCATCAGCGGAATCGATTATTTCGTCAAGCAACCAAAGTAAACGTTTGTCTTTTATCTTTCTTCTGATAATCTGTTTTAAAATGTCATGGTCAATCGATGGATAAAACTTGCGCACGTCAATTTTCAAGCAATATTTTGTTCCTTCATAATCAAGTTTTAATTCTCTTTTTAATCGCTTTGCCGCTGCATGTATTCCACGATTTTTTATACATGAATAGGTGTCTTTTGTGAACACGGATACCCAGATCGGCTCGAGAATATTCATAATTGCATGGTGAACAATTCGATCGGGATAATACGGAAGCTGGTAGATTTCACGCTCTTTTGGTTCAAAAATGATGAATATGTGATATTTTGAAGTTTTGAAAGTTTGATTCTTCAAACTTTCGTGCAGTGAAAGCAAATTGGCTTCACGGTTTTTGTCGTGAAGTTGTACGCCATAGGACCGCAATTTACCTTTGCGGGCTTTTTCATCAGCAAGCCGTAAATTATCAAGGCTTATGACTTTTTCATATAAATCACCAATTCGCTTCATTGCTTCTTGTTTGCTTGTATATTTGGATTCTTCGGGTTTCCCCTACCAAAACCGTTTTACTTATGTTATTTTTTGCCCTTGGTTTCCCAAGTCATACGGGACACATCGACCCGTTTTTGTGGCAAGGTTTCCGTTATGCAACTATATTTTAACAAGCATAGCTGCGACCTGATATTCGCATTCGCATTCGTAGCCGTATTATTCGTATTCGCATAAACGAAGCCTGCATTCGCTCCATTATACGCATTACCGCCGAACAAAACGCCACGACAACGGACAACCTTATTTTCATTTTTCAAATATCATATTTCGACACCTCGATTTGCTTACGCTTCGATTTGTGGAATAAAGCAAAGCCGCGACCCGATATACGCAGTCGCATACGTAGCCGTACCATTCGCATTCGC